GTATTGCAAGATAAAAATGAATGATTTTAAATTATGCCCTAAATGCAAATCTCATGCTCCAGAAACAGACCTAAAAGATGTTTTTAAATGTGTCGTTTGTGGTTTAATTATTAACGAAAGATTAGACGATAGGAAAGAAGATGGCGAAGTATAGAGGAAGAGAAGTAAAGCTAAATAAACCTTTTAGGCTATCTACTGCTGAATCTAAAAGAAAAAAGTTTGGTGTTTATGTAAAAGATAAATCAACTGGTAATGTTAAGAAAGTTACTTTTGGTGCTAGAGGTATGTCTATTAAGAAAAATATACCTGCAAGACAAAAATCATTTTTAGCCAGAATGGGTGGGGTTTTAAAAGAAGTTAAAGGCCAAAAGACTTTAAGCCCTGCATATTGGTCTATAAGGGCATGGAAAAAAGACTTTCCATTATAAAATATGTCCAGAATTTTAGAAAAATTAGCTGACCAACACGAAGAAAGATTATTAAATGTCTTATATAATCTTGAAAATGACGTTGTTAAAGAGGTTACAAGGGCTTCTAAAGGGCAATTAGTAAGCCAGAGATTAGCTATACAGCTACAGCCTAAGATAAGGCAAGCTATAGAAGAAAACTTCCTCAATGAAGCTGATATAATCATTAATGAGGAATATAATAAGATAGCTAAAGAGGTTTTAGACAATTTTGGGGAGCTTAAAATACCTAAAAAGTTTAAAAGCCTTACAGAAGTAGATTTACAGACTATTAATGCACTTAAATTCCAGACATTTAGCGGATTTGAAGATATAGCTGAAAGATTTTTAAAAGTTATAAATGATGAGGTTTACCAGAGTGCAATAGCAGGTAGACCTTTTGAAGATATGGTAAGTAATATTAGGTCTCATATTAATGGGGTTTATAAACAGTCAAATATAACAGAGATTAATGAATTAGTAGATTTTGTTAATGAAAATAAGTTTGATGTAAGCAAAAAAGCCCAAGTAGACGAAGCAATAAGAAAATTACACACTCAGTATGCTTCAGATAGGGCAGGAAACAATCTTAGACGTTATGCAGGGCAAATAGCTCATGATTCAGTGATGCAGTTTCATGGGCAGTTTACAGTAGCTAAAGCCAAAGAAGCAGGAATAGATAAATTTACTTATACTGGCACATTGGTAAGGGATAGTAGACCATTTTGCCAGAGGATGCTTAATAGGGTTCTTACAGAAGAACAAATAAGAGAAATATGGAATACTCAAGGCTGGGCAGGTAAATCTACTGGAGACCCATTTATCGTTAGAGGTGGCTATAGATGTAGGCATACTTGGATTCCAACAATAGATGAAGAAGTAGATGAAATTCCAGAACAGCCAGAAGAGCAAGAAGAACCTGCACCAATTAAAAAGGGCAGAAGGTCAACATTAAATAATCCAGTAAGAGAAGATGAGGTTGATATTGTATCTAGTTCGATTGTTGCGGATAGGCTTCAAAAACAAATTACTAAAAATGCAAAAGATGAAAGATATTTGTCAAGGTCAAGATTTAGAGAAAGTAATGTTGGTAAGGTTACTGGAGTCGAAAAACTTGATGATGAAATAGCAAGTCAATTAAATTCTATAATGCAAGAATTAGACGATTTAGCAGATTTATATAATGTTCCAAAGCTAAGGTCTATCACAGTTACTGCGAAAAAAAGAGCTTTGATGGCTATGGGTGATGGAAACCTTTACATAAATCCTAAATATTTTAATCGAAAAAATGTTGATACAAATACACAAAGAAGTTTTAGGGATGCTTTGTTTGGCGAAGGCTTATATAATAAAGAATCAAGATTGGTTGACGATTATATATTTAATATAAAAAATAAATCAAAACAGTTTACTTCCAGATTAAAAAAAGAAAGAAAAACAAAACCAGATACTTGGGAAAGACCTCACAATGCTTTTTATTTTTTTAAAGAAGAAATGGATAAATTTAGAAATGTAGCATATCACGAATTTGGACACCAAGTGCATCAAATGAAAAATAAAACGATTCAAAATTGGGATTTTCCACCTATTGAAGAAGCTTTATCAAGCCAAAGAATTGGCGGTGGTGCAACCAGATATTCTACTTATAACACAAAAGAATGGTTTGCAGAAAATTTTAGTTTGTATCACATGGGTAGGGAAGAATTGGTTGACCCCAAATTTATAGAATTTTTAGAAAATGAGGTTTTAAAATGAGAGCAATCATAGCAGAAGCAGGTCAAATAGTAGAAAAAGATAACATTACATTAGAAGATTATCAGAAATTTAGAAAAATAGGCAGAGAATTGAAACCAGAAGATAATTTATATTATGCTAGTTTTGATGAAATGATGTTTCAAAGATTACACGAAATAGCAGAAAAAGAAGGTCATTATAATTGGCTAGAGCCAGAAGATGATGACTAGTGGTAATTTAAGTAAAACTTTGTTATAAGGATACTATCCAACTAAGGAGATATAAAATGGAAGAAAATCAAGTAGAACAAACTACTGAAAATAATGAAGTACAAGAAACTGAGCAAAAGCCAGTAGAAAATACTTTTACACAAGACCAAGTAACAGAAATCGTTAAAAAGCGATTAGCCCAAGAAAGAAGCCAAATGTATAAAAAACTTGGTGTTGAAGATTTAGATATAGCTGTTACGGCAGTTAAAACCCAAAAAGAATTAGAAGAAAAGCAAAAACTACAAAAGGGCGAGTTTGAGGAAATACTTAAAACTAAAACCCAAGAGTGGAATAGCGAAAGAGCAAATTTAGAAAATCAGCTAAAGGATATCAAGATAAATAAATCTTTATTATCCTCAGCATCTAAGAATAAAGCTATTAATCCAGACCAAGTAGTTAGCCTTTTACAACCACAAATTAAACTAAATGAAAGTGGTAATGTAGAAATACTTGATAATAAGGGATTACCAAGGTACAATAAGAATGGGGAACTTTTGTCGACTGACGAGTTGGTGCAAGAGTTTTTAACACAGAACCCACACTTTGTTAGTGCTACACCTAGTGGCTCTGGCTCAGTGTCAAATGTGGATAGGACAGAACTCAATAAACCTTTAAATTTGAGTGATTTAGATATGACTAACCCAGACGATAGGAAGAAGTATGCTGAATATAGAAAGCAAAGAGATTCCCAGTCAAGACGGATAGTAATTAATAATTAAATGGCTATATATTTATAAGGAGTTAAAAAATGGCTAATGAAACAACCTCAACCACCATTTCGGAACTATATACCGAGATAGTGGCAGAAGCTTTGTTCGTTGCAAGCGAACAGTCAATTATGAGAAATCTTGTCCGCAACTATACTATTGTAGGTGGTGGGAAATCAGTAGAAGTACCAATATACGGAACTGTATCAGCATCAGCAGTAGCAGAAGCAACAGATTTATCAAACACAGCAGTTAATCCAACATCAGTTACTATCACAGCATCTGAAGTAGGTATCATGACAACACTAACAGACCTAGCTAGAAACTCAGCATCAAGAAATGTTGCAGGCGATATCGGTAGGTTATTTGGTGAAGCTATAGCTAGAAAGATGGATAGTGATTTATCTGCATTATTTACTGGCTTTTCTACAGAGAAAGGACCTGGGGCAGGTGCTGAATTAACAATTCAAGATTTATTTGAAGCAGGTACAGAGTTAAGAACTAATAATGCTCCTGGACCTTACTATGGTGTATTCCACCCAAAGCAAATCTTTAATGTTAAGAAGTCATTAACTAACACTTTTGCAGGAACATCTAATATACCAGATTTAGGTAACGAAGCTATGAGAGCAGGTTTCGTAGGACAAATCGCAGGTATTCAGATATTTGAAAGTTCAAACATTTCAGTAGATGGTACAGATGATTCTATTGGTGGTGTATTCTCACAAGATGCTTTAGGTGTAGCAATGATGCAAGACCTTAAGATTGAATCACAAAGAGATGCTTCATTAAGAGCAGATGAAATCGTAGCTACAGCAGTTTATGGAGTTGGTGAGCTTCATGACAGCTATGGAGTTAAGTTAACAGCAGATAGCTTAGCAAACTAATTTAACTAGGGAGGGAAACCTCCCTTTTTATCTAAGAGGGTTAAAATGGAAACTGTTAAATTAATAAATAAAAAAGGCGAGATTATTGAAAGATTAAAAATACAATATGAGCCTAACATAAAGATTTGGACTCAAAGAGGTTGGTCTGTATATGAAAAGCCACAGCCTAAAGTAGAGCCTATAGCGGAAGCACCTAAGAAAAAATCTAAAAAGAAAGCTAAATAATGGCAACAACAGAATTTTCAGTAGCGAATACAGATTTACAAAAAATACAACCAGATATTTTAGAGTTTGGCATAGCTGACTTTGCTGACCAGTTACAGTTTGCTGAAAATGATGTTTTAAGACGTATTAGAGAAGAATGGTGGGAAAGATATAGGCATCAAGTCCGATATAAGGACATTACAAAGATTACATCTGTTGAAATGGTTAATAGTAAGCTAACTAACTCACAATGGACTCAGTCAGTCGTTTATTTGTCTTTATGGAAATATATTTATCCTATTTTAACAAAGTGGAGAGACCCAGATACTGGCGAGGGTAAAGACACATTCCAAGTACAGATAGATTTTTATAGGGATAGATACGAAGAAGAGTTTCAAGCTATTCTAAGAGATGGTGTTGAATATGACGAAGATGGTGGTGGCACTATATCAGATAGTGAAAAAGAGCCATTGCATAGTTTAAGATTGGTTAGATGATAGAAGCTAAGATAGATGTAAATACTATTGAGGTTGCTAACCTTTTAAAGAAAATAACCAGTAAACAAAAGGCTGTTATAAACAAAGGGCTTAAAAGAGTTTCTAATATGGCTGTTCTGATGATTACAAAGCGAACACAGAGCGGTAAACTGCCAGATGGTGGTAATATGAGACCTTATGCAAGTTCGACTGTTAGAGGCCGAAAAAAGAGGGGTAGACAAACTGGTTTTGTAGACCTTACAGATACTGGCAAGATGTTTAGAAGCTTAGACTTTAGAACTGGTAATTTAAAAAGCACTTTGTTTTTTGCTAACAAGGAAAGAGAAAAGATAGCAAGTTATCATGATACTTTTGGTGTAGGTAAAAGAAAAATAACAAGACCTTTCTTTGCTATAGGCGATAAAGAAGAAGATAAGTTAAAAGCAGAATTTGCTAAATTTTATTTTAAAGAAATGAGAATATGAGCAAAAGAGAAGACATAGCTAGTAATATAATAACTGTACTTGATGCTGTAAGTAGCCCTATTGAGTTTAAAAAGATTACTAGAGAGCCTTTTGAAGTAGAAGAGTTATCAGATGCTCAGTTTCCTGCTATGTTTATTCAGAGCGGAGATGAAACAAGGGAAGTTGGCAGTATAGGTGCAACTGGCTCTGGAACTTATACAGCAACAATAGATTTTTTAATTGTAGCTTTTACTAAAGGCACAGATACTAATATTGATACAAAAAGAAATCAATTAATTGAAATTATCGAAGAAACATTAGATAATGACATAACTAGAAACGGCAATGCTCTTGATACTCACGTTATCGAAGCATCAACAGACGAGGGAACTATATACCCTTATGGCGGTGTTAGAATGACTGTAAGAGTTTTATATGAATACACTAGAGGGAGTGCATAAT